TATTTGGTTAACCTTTAGTAGTGCATATATTTATTTTTACAAATATAATCAAACACATCAAAAAGGGTATCTACTGTAACAATTGATTCGGTTAATTTACGTGTTAACTCAAAATTATCATAACCGGTAATATAAAGTGAAGGTTTTGCAAAGCCGCTAGGCGGTGCAAAACCTAGATCATCCTTAGATGTAACCGATCGAAGATCGGTGAAATCGACGGATGATGTCCATTTACCATTTTCTTCAACCCATAACACTAAATAATCTCTTGCAGGTGAGCCCTTATGGAAACCAAGTTTTTTTTGATAATTGCCATCCACCTTGTTTAGATCTAAAAACCGCAAGATGTTCGCATTCTACTTTTTCAAACACAATATCCATATAAGAATTATATTTATATAATTCTTATATCGTTGCACTAAGAACTTTCATTTATTCGATCAACTATTTCATTAATGGCGATTTCTACACCTTTAGTCTTATCATTCAAAAGGGTTGTATCATAATCACGAAAAATATCTTCCCAACTATCACAACCATGATAATGATAAATTAAATCAAATATGTGTTTCTCGTTCTTAGAAATGATCAGATATATATCCAATAATTTTTTTTTATTCTCTAAGCTCCATCGAGACAATATGTACTTTTCATCCTTTATTTGACCAAGTTTTTCTATTATACTTTCTGTAGACATCTCTATATTTAAAATGGAAAATCTTTATATTATTTCCAAAATGCTTTATTTGAATGCCAATCTGTCGGATGTACCAAAGTTCTCCGGTGGCCTACGGCCACCTATGAACTTAGTAGTGGGACTTCCCCTTTCAGGGAAGTACTGACCATATTGTTTAACTGTTATTTTACTGCAATGTCCATAATATTGAGAATAGACCTTCGTCGCTACTATGTCATTTCGAAAACGGGTTTTACATTTGGTACACACTGTACTGGGATATGACAATATGGTTCGACTGTTACAGTTGGGACACTTTGATATTAAACCATAATCGAACCAATCTCTTGTATATGTATCGATTTGACTTATAATGCTTCCCATATTTTTTCTATATTTTGAATATTTTTCTTTATATTATTAACTCCAAATACAATCAAAATAAAAACTCGTAAAAGATAGGGATTTAGAATGTAAATGATATATATAATGTGTTATAGAAGCTAAAGATGAATTATTGGAATTGTACAATTGGTATATTCAAGGTGGACTATTATGCGGTGATTTATGTTTAGTAAATATGCGGCAAAACGAATATAGATTGGAAAAGGAAACATACAAAACGCGAGAATACATTCTGAAAAATGATAAAAAATATAAAAAATCACATCCACTAGAATTTCGGTTTCATTTATTTGTAAAATTACAAATAATATCAATTAACAATAATATTGCAATGGTAAATCACAAAGAGATATCGGAATTAATTCAAAATGCGTCAAAAATAGTTCCTAAGATAGGTTCTCTAATGTGTCGTGAACACCATTCATTCTCCGTCGATAGCCCTGAACGGGCTATCTATGGAGAATCTAGGATACGCTCTGCTGGCGAAGCCAGCTACGCGTATCCTTCAATCATAATGCAAAATATGGATTCATATTTTTTTCTGAATGATGTCCGAAAGAAAAAAATGGAAAATCAATTACATAAATATATTAACCAAAATGAGTGATTTCTGTAATTATATTGTTCTCATCAACATAAACATTGCATCTACCACAACAATATGCCTCTGTTTTATCAATACCGTAATCACGTATATCAATTTTTGGTAATTGTCTTCTCGCTTCTTCCAGTTCCATTCCCACGATATTTATAGAACGAACTTTGTTAATTGTTTTTTGCCGAGTTTTTTCAAATTCTCTCATAAATATGTGGTGATTTATTGTATCACGTATGGTTTTGAATCTATACCATATCCTAAAAAAGAGCGATGGTTTTTTACGTTCAGGTTCTACAAACTCAACATATTCCGAAAAATGCATATTATATTATATTACACCGACCGACAATATAGGATTATGATTTATGTTTTTATATTTTTATTGAAAAAATATAAATATTTTTTACATGTAACTATATTAGTAATTATGAACCTGTTACCACTAGAACTAGTGAATCGTATTCTAGAATATGATGGCAGAATCAAATACCGAAATGGAAAATACATGAATCAAATTTCCAAAAACGACGATAGATATGACCTGTTAAAAACTATTCAACCAATAGAAATCTTTGAATATTTGGGTTTATGGATCATGTCATCTGTAACTATTAAAAAAATGGTAGTGTTTCACATATCACCGTCTTCATATACATATGAAAAACCTATTGTCAATTCAGCAAAGTGTAATTTATTTTGTAATTATAATTTTACGAAACAAGGCTTACAATATAGTTGGACTATATATAAAAATGTGATCAGAGCCACTACGTGATTCAACAACTAACTCTGAAGGGTGCTTTGCACCCGGAAGAGTTTGGACGTTTTGTAGAACCGCCAGGTGGCGCAAAACGGCGATTCTCCATAGATAGCCCATTCGGGTCAGCAAGCGAAGCTTGCAACCTTGAACCACCTGCGGTGGTTCTGAGGCTATCGACGGAGAATGGAATGGAGATCATGAATGTAAAATCATATAAAAATATTATTATATATGAACAAAATGAACCTGTTACCATTAGAACTAGTCCATCGTATTCTAGAGTATGATGGCAGAATCATCCTCCGTCGATTTTTCCTACGGAAAAATCTAGGGAGGATCTAGGAAATGCTCTGTTGGCGAAGCCAACTACGCATTTCCTTCAAATACCGAAATGGAAAATACATGAATCAAATTTGTAAAGACGATTATCGGTATCATTTATTGCGTAAAATATCCGTATTTCAAAGGGATGAATGGTATTCAGGGAATTTTTATGTATACCGAATTCATTATAATAATTATGATAATGAACATCAGCATATGATGAATGTATATGTTTTTGAAAATACCATCTCATATTTCTACATAAATAGAGAATATGAAAATACAATACACTGCGATAATATCGATTTTTTCATTCGTTAGGCGTAAATTGATATATACCCTTTAACCAAAATGAGTGATTTCCGTAATTATATTGTTCTCATCAACATAAACATTGCATCTACCACAACAATATGCCTCTGTTTTATCAATACCGTAATCACGTATATCAATTTTCGGTAATTGTCTTCTCGCTTCTTCCAGTTCCATTCCCACGATATTTATAGAACGAACTTTGTTAATTGTTTTTTGTCGAGTTTTTTCAAAGTTTTTCACGCCATTTTGCACGGTCATCTGATAAGTTGGCCAGAACCCGTTAACTGTCCGACTAATCCCACTGCATTGTTGTTCCGAGTGGGGTAATTACGATCATTAGCTGGTTCAAACTCTCCATTACCTCTGGTACCACTCGGTTGAACCGCTTCATCATCGTCTTTTCCCAATACATACATTTTGAATTTGGAACTGACTGACCCACTGCAAACAAAACAACGGTTAGTTATCTTTTCGGTGCAACTTACGCAAAAAGTATGTCCACAAGGTTGAATACACATCGCTACCTCGTTCTCGTAACATATGGTGCAATTATATTTACTCAATATCTTTTTATTTGTATCACAAGAAATAATCGTCTTTTTGTAAAGATCAATAAAATCGGTGATTTTTTTCATTTTAAAGGTTTCTTCATCGACCTTAACGTTGACTTTTTCATAAATATCACATAAACTGTTCATATACTCCGACTTAATGGAGAACAATTGTCCCCGTAACTTTAACGGATCTACTATCATATCTTTATCATCCAGTTTCCCTCTCAAATCTCCTGATAATAATTCTTGAATATTATTTTGGGGAGGTTCTAATCCTAATTCACCACCGCATATTACACTTGTTTGGTGCAAATTGATATAGATCTTCTCTGTCTTACGCATACTTGTTAAAATTTCGCCCAAATCTTTTTTATAATTGATCAATTTTAATAACCTATGATTAATTTCTTTTAATTCACCTAATTTCTTTGTAATTATAAAATTAAAGTTCTCCATCGTGCCTTTTAAATCTTGTTCTTTCAAATATTCTTCGTCATAATGAATATTGTTTACTACACTATTTTTCTCATATTGGGCTTTTAATTCGTTAAATTTTATTAACGTTTCTTCTTCGGTGCAACAAGGAAGAGTGAATGGTACAATTATTCTATCATTTCTTTCCATTTTGATGAATTTGTACCATTGAAACTCTTTAATTAGTTTTACAACTAATAAATAATAATAATAATAATATAAAAATAATTATGATAACAACTTAGATAAAGTAATGTCTATTCTTGATTTGATTTTTGCACCAGATACGTACAAGTTTAATAAAATTTCGGCATATTTGAACAAGAATTTATCAAATGATAGTAAAATAATTAATGAATTGTTGGTAGATTTTAATATAAACACGAGTGATAAAGACGGAAAAAATTTGTTGCATTTATTTGCTGATAGAGAAGAATTCTGTAAAATAGTATTGGAACGTGGTATAGATGTGAATGCTCGTGATAAACTAGGCAATACACCCATTTTTTACGCAACCAAATTAACAGAATTACTTTTTATCGAACACGGCGCGGACCTCAATGTCCGTAATAATGAACAACATAGTGTGCTACATAAAAAATCAAGGGGTTATGACAATTCTCGCGTAACAGATCTTATTCAGGCTGGCGCAGCCATCGATTACAGCGAATATGACCGATATGAACTTCTCCAAATAGCTGTACTCTTTCGAGATAAGGAGAAAATGAAGGAACTCATTGCCGAACAACCCGCATTGATCCATACAATATGTAGGACGGAATGGTACCCGCATAATAAAACGTTATTTACACCCATTTTTGTTGCGGCATATAATGGATTTTACGATGAATATCAACTCTTGGTTGAAGCTATCGGTAATAATATGGAACACTTGGAAATCCGGCGAATTATTACCCATATTCTCACTTCTTGGAAATATAGTAAAAATGAGGGTAAGGTAGCTATACTAAAATCCGTCGTGGATTTATTTCCACAAATAATTATAGAAAGTGGTAAAAATGATATTGGGGAATATATTATCCACGAATGCAATTCAGATGCCAAATTTTTGGAAATGTTTTTAGAAATTGGATTAGATATTCATTGCAAAACAGATTTATCTTATGGTGAGAGAGCGATTGGTAATATAACAAAGCGACTACTTTCGGACGCCGAACCCCTGTTATATTTTACTGCATTTACTGCTGATATTACTATCTATAAGTTGTTATTCGCACAAGGCGCTGATCCTGATTTGAAAAATTGCAATGGGGTCACTGCATTTATGGGTTTGTGTAGATTGTTGTTAATTAGGCACGATGACAACTTACAAAAAAAAAAAGATCTGATCCAATTGTTCTTAGATAATGGAGCAAATGTGTATACAAGAGATAATGATGGGAAAACCGCTATCGATTATATGATGCATAATGATATTTTAAATTCTGTTCAAAAAGCGACCATTGTTAAAATGATCTACGAAAAAGAAAAGTTTGTCATTTTAGAACCCAAAGCCAATGAATTTGTTTATAATTTATTGCGGAATGTCCGGAATAATTAGACCAAACAGCGCCGGGCGTGAAACGCCCTTTGCTGTTAGTTGTTGAGGAGCTTTGCTCCTCTGACCAAACTTATCATCATTCTTTTCCGAATCAGCTTTGCTGATTCTAGGAAAAGAATCTAGGTTTTGCTAAGCGTCCAAAGGACGCGGCGCAAAACCTTCAGTAGCCCCTATGGGGCTGCTAGGTTAGTAGTATTAGGATTAGGGAGCCATCCGTCGATAAAAAATTTTTCCCAATAATTCGTTGAGTCATGCCTCCAATTCATTTCTTCGAGTTTAAACCAACATCGGTCAGAATGTGTCTCTCCTGTTACCATATTTTTGTAATAATATGTTAAATACATTTTGAAATCTATTCTCTGCAATAAAACGTTTCCATTGGAAAATATGACTGATCGTCCCAGAAAGGAACCATCATTATAGAACAATTCTGTAAAGTTCATAACGCGTAAATGCATATTTAATAGTTGATATCGTCGGTCATTTTTTGGAATTTTCATTATAAGGTACGACGCAATGTTTCTAATAATATCTTCGGGTATCATTGGTGATAATATTTTGATAATATCATCAGTTCTACGTATCTCCATTACCAGTATAAAGAAGATAATATTATATATTTTTTTTTTATCAAAATATGTGAAGGATTATATATATTAATAAAAAACATAAAGTTTGGCTGCTAATAATAGTAAATGTTCTCACACTTTCCATTATTATTATTATTTCTAGGTCTTACCAAAGCATACAATCTTAAGACTCATCCATTGGAATCCCGTATTCTTTATGTCTACGGTTTCAAAAATATTTATGCTATTAATAAGGAGAACAAAGAAGTTCTCCAAACTCTGTTTAAAAAGCATCCTCTGATGATATTCAAAGGATTAGATCAGGTATCTCCCAAAGAATTTCTAAATTTTGTGAAACAATTTGATTCTGATCGGGATGAAGAGGCACTCGAGAAACCAGAAGAAAAACATACCCAAATGTTACAACCTTTTGACCAATTTCCTGATTGTAATCATGTGGCTCCCCGAGGAAATGTCGAACTCCGTGATTTTTATAATATCAAAGAAATCAAAATCACACCTTATGATGCTTTCGTAAATAATTATGTTTGGCACACTGATATTTTAGGACACGATTATAAAATGCCTAATGTAATCACAGGTTTTTATATCATCGAACAACCCCAGATTGGTGGAGATACAGATTTTATTTCGGGGGAAACGATTTACGAACATTTATCAACAGAGGAACAAGTGGCTAGTAAAAATATACTAATGGAGATTAATCGTCGTAAGTTTGTTACCAACACACTAAAAATCGATTATGCAGGAATTTGTCGGAGTGAAGAATATGTGGAAGGGACGGAAGGCGGAAATCAACTCCCTCTGGTAACTGCACCAGATGATGCGACCGAGAACTTCCGGGTATTATTACAACCTACATTTTTCGAGAAAGTGGTAGGATGGTCTGTCAAAGAATCGCGCGAATGGATCACCAAGTTTATGGTGGAAAAAGTTCTCCCTTATCGAGTCAGCGTTCAATGGCAAAAGGGGGATTTGGCGGTTTTTAACAATCGCCGATTTATGCATTCGAGTACTCCTACCCGCTTCTATACAGATAATAAATACAGTAGTAAACGGCTCTTATTACAAACGTTTATTCCGACCAAACGACCTTTGTTAGGGGTAATCCCCTCTGAAATGGGAGTTTATGCCGCTTATAATTTGAAATGGATTCCAGACCAAGAAAAAGCAATTATTTCAGCCCATAATTGTATAAAATATGGTATCCGTATTTCTATGGAAAATAATAGTACGGTTTCCAATAAGGGGATTTATGTTATGAAAACAATATAAACATTTTATGTTAAATATGTAAAATGTGTAAAGAAGAACTTGAAAAGATAATCAAAAAACTAGAAAATAACGCGAAGTTTATAAAAATATACGATATTAGTCTAGTAGAATATTCGTCATATTCTTTTTTTATTAGGGTAAAACGTAAAGAAACACCGATAGGAGATAAGCTAGTGTATAATCCAGATGTATCTGGAATCGATAGTTATATGGTCGATTATTGTTTTGAAATTCATTATAGAAAAGGGTATGTTAGTAATACTTTATCTACTTATCCAGTTAAACATTTTTCTGATAAGAATGACGATTATAAATATCGTCGAATTCCACTTGCACTAAATAAAACAGAGGTTCATTATCAAACCATTTTAATGGGGGAAGTTGATGTTGATGCTATCATGGATTATATAGCCAATTCGGACTGGAACATTCGTAATAGACATACTTATGAAACAACAATTATACCTAGTAATGGATTTATTTGTGAAAAATGCAAATGCCAGATTTCTAAATCGGCTTACTGAATGTTTTGAAGACTTCATAAACGATATAAAATTATATTTATTATCAATAATAAATATAGTAAATATAATGAATAAAAAACATACATATCCGTTTACTTACAAATTAGATGAAAATATTAATATACATATAGAGCATCTAGATAAAAGCGTTTCTTGTATATGGTTTGATAACAACGATAAAGAAGAACAGAATATACCCATTGAAGTTACATTATACAATTACAAAGATGAAGTTGTAAATCCGTTTAGAAACACACAATCGTTTGCAATATCGAAAGATGGAGATTATAAAATTAAATATAATAATGAAACAATAATAAAACTTACAACTCTTGTTTTATTGTGTATACCTGCTATAGTAAAGAATGAAATAGAAATTGTTACTGATGATGATGATAATAATGATTATTAATTAAAACGCTGGATAAACCCCCATTCGGAACAGAATCACGCAGAAAAATCAACAGATGATGTATAAATGGCAAAAGAAAGGGAAAAAGAAAGGGAAGGGGTCTCAGGGGAAACCGTAGGTTTCCCTGATTGGTATTGTTATATTTTACGAAATAAGAATCTGAGATATGCAAATTTAACTTACAATGGTTCGACAAACAACCCCAAACGCAGGCTAAGACAACATAATGGTGAAATAAGTGGTGGGGCAGTTTATACAAAAAAAGCACCAGGTGATTGGGAAATCTATTTTTTAATTACCGGATTCCCTGACCATAAAAATACATTATCGTGTGAATGGCGAATCAAACATACCGAGGGAAAACCTAAGACCCAACGACCACCACAACATCGAGGTATGAAAGGAAGGATTGTAGCAATGAATGATATTTTGCAATTGGATAAATGGACGCAACAATGTCAACACAATAATTGTGATCATCAATTCACGATATATTTAGCAGACGATGTTCTCCAGAATCTCAATACAGATGCATTGCCATCTAACATAACATATGGGGGGTCTGTACAAAATTATTTACAAACCATATAAATATCTGTTATGTTGTTATGCAATGGAAACCATTACGTGTGAGGATCTACGTAAAATGAAAAACACCAGTATCGTAAGAAAAAATGAAGAAAGAACAAAATTTTATGTCGATTATATCAAGGAAACAATTGTGAAAAGAAGTGAGGACGGCGACATATGTTATGTTTACAATTTTGATAAAAAAGCTAAAAATGAAAGTGATGAATTAATTAATGAAGTTATTACACGTTTACAAAAAATTTTTGTAGATATGACAATTAAGTTTCATAAAGCGAACGGTGTTTCTGATACTCATATTTATTTTGATTGGTCAATGGGTGCAATGTAGGTTCTCAATGGTTACGTATTGTTACGAGGATGAACAGTATATATATATTTATTTGTATCATATTTTTTTGAAGGTTTTACGGGCACTCCGCACCCTTCGGGTGCAAGTTGCGGGCAAAGCCCGCTGACCAAAGGTGCCGTAAAACCTAGATCATCCTTAGATGTGGTGCGCGCAGACGATCTTCGATCGGATTGCTGCGCAATATCGACGGATGATGTCTCATCGGATAAGTTTGGAGGATCAAAGTAACGAATAGCGCCAATAACAAGCGCAATTGGCGCTACAACTGGCGTCACTATTACAGCTGCTCCCCCTACTAAAAATCCATAAATAGTCATAATGCTTGTATAAGTGACACATTCACTGAAAGTGAAAGGGCCATCACGTGTTTCTCTGTATGTTTTTCGGCCAATATAACCGCTACCACAACCACCTCCGATTAACATCATAGTAACAACAATTTTTTCCGATATTTCAACTTTATCAGTTGGAGGTTTTCCATTAGAATAATTAGGTTGCATTTGCAAAATTGTTAGGGTTCTCCGTGATGGCTTAATAATTTGTTGTAAAAGAAAGGATCTCAACATTATAGTAATATTATTTATTACCATAATGATCGAAACTCTAAATCAATTTTACATAAAATATTATTTATAAAAAAATATAAAATGTAGTTAACTAATGTTAGTATATGGTGATTACACGTGATAAATTACAAAAAATGTACGAACAAAATATAATAGAGGAAAAAAACAAACACATACAAAAATATGTCGATGATGCGCAACAAACTATCATTCGACTCAACAACAAAGGAGACAAACAATATACAAAATATTTTTACAAAGAAAAACCCGAGATTATTGAAGAGGTGAGACGGCGATTGCAAGAAATATTTATTGATTGTGAAGTAGTTTTCCATAAAGCGGATGTGAATTATGAAGACAGAATTTTTATTGATTGGGTCTAATTAGTTTTACGTTAAATAGTAATATAGAAATAATAACAATAATAGTATAAATATGAAATTGTTACAGGTTCTCCTATTAGTCATAAATATTGTCGCTGGAAAATTATTTACAAAGGTTATACAATCATCTATATTCGATTCAAATAAAATATGTAACTATCATCACATTGTGTTATTGAAGGAAACTCCTTTTATTGATGATAACTATGAATATTCTGATATTTATGCTGTAGATTTTAGTCCTACTGATGATATAACTGACCCAAGTATGGCTTTGAAATTATTGCTTGGTAACAAAGTAAAGGGGAAAATTAGGATGGTTTATTTTGATAAAATAGATTATTTTTCATTGGTATCAAGTTCTCTAGATCAATGTACATTATGTTCTGTAGACCAAATAAAAAAGTTAGATCTGACATTATATCATAAAATAAAATATTGGAAACCTGTATTTTATCTTTATAGTAGAAATTGCCAACACTTTGGTAGATATTTATGTACATAATAGCGTGTAAAACAAATAAATAATAGAGTTATATAAAGTAGAAGTATGGAAATAAATATATATAAAAAATTGACATAAAATTATATTTTGATATTATGTCAATAAATAAACGTTTATTATGGAACCTAAAGACGACTGTGGAGAGTTTCCCTCTGCACGCACTGCAAGCTTCGCTTGCAGAGAGAAACCTAGATCTGTTCCTAGAATCAGCGAAGCTGATTCGGAAACAGATAATGCTATGTGTGATTATATTCCAGACGAAATCGCGTTTACCCGATATTTATACCCGAAAGTGTTTGTAAAACAATCTATAATGTTGGCATTGTTAGAGCATAATTACGATGAAACAATGTTTTGGACGTATGAATTATATTTCTCCGGGTTTGAAGATGAAACTTACGATTTTATATTCAAATTGTATAACGATATTTATCGTTATGATAATAATCCCAAATTGATTAAATTTATGGAATTTACGCGTGATGTTTGGTACACAAATTCTCTGCAATATTGGCTTATTGGGTCTATTGTTGCTACTCTTTGTTATTGTAATTTTAGATTAGATAAATTTGTAGAAAACTATTTCAAGGTTCATTGTTCACACATTGAACAACCCCAAAAAAGATTAGTTATTATTCAATTATGTCAACAAGATGTACGTGAATATAAGATTAATCGTCACGTAGACCCGCCTCGTAATTATTTGGGATTAGTATGTAAATATCCGATTCGTAATAATATGAATCGATTGTTTATGTCTGATATACCCGATCTTCATAATAAATGGTATTATAATTGGGAATTTTATGCAGGACAATCGCCACTATGGCAAGAACGTTTTGATGATTTCCACGCTCGGATTAATATGAAAGAACAAAAAGTGAAATTTGAAGACGAAGATTGGAAAGAAGCCTTTTACGAACGTTGGAACTTAGAACCCGATGAACAATCATTAGAAATGCAACATATTATCTTAGGAAATAAAGAAGAAAAACAACTGAGTTTAAAAGAGTTTTGCCAAAAATATGGCTGTCCACTTCTGACCAAACTTATCCGGAGACCATAGGTCACCTACTAAGTTAGTAGTTAGAAGGCTTTCAGCCCTCTTACCAAGACCATTAACAAAAAAAGTTTAATTAAATAAAATTACAAAAGCAGGGAAACCGTAGGTTTCCCTTGGAGCGCCCACAGCGTAGCTGGGGTGCTCTAGGTTGAGCCCTTCGGGCTCGGACCCTGCGACCCCTTCCCTTCGCTTCTACTATTTCAATATATTGAGTACTAATATCTACTAATTAATATTTTTTTATGTATAGGGAGGGGTCGCAGGGTCCGAGCCCGAAGGGCTCAACCTAGAGCACCCCAGCTACGCTGTGGGCGCTCCAAGGGAACCGTCGGTTCCCTGCTTTAACTTAGCTACCAAATACTTAATTTGTCCTGCTTGTTTACTGATGATTTCTGAATCTTCTTTAATCCATACTTTCGTTGTTTCCCAGATACGATCATTTGTTCGTCTATATTCATCATTTTCTGATACTAACTCATCGATTTTTTGCGTTAATGGGGCAATATGCTCATTTTTCTCACGTAAGGCATCATTTTGCTGTGATAGCTCTCTACGAGAGCTATCTCCGGAAAATCTGTGATTTGTTACGCCACATAGTGGGTCCACAAATCGCCCAGATGCAACTTGCATCCAATACGCCAAATCCTTTTTAAGCTGCTCATTTTGGTATTGTAACATAACGTATTCTTCTGACATTGTTGGTTGTTTTGATAAAGTTAGTATTTTTATAAAGAAAAAAATCAATTTTTTGTAAAAACAGTAGCATAAAAACAATGCTCTATTCAAAAATATAGAGCCAGAGGCGTTCTAACACATAACCATTGGTACCGCCTTGGTCATTTACTGATAATAATTCGGTCATTAAATTTTCATAGACATCCTTTTTAAATTTCCGTATATTCGTTCTAACTACTGAAAATAGAGCAGAATATGTGAAATATATTTCGTCCAATGACTTTTTATGTCCATAGTTCTGTCTACTAAGCGATGTGATACTAGGAAACTTTGCTCGATGTAAGAATCCAAGGGCTAAATTTATATCCTTATATCCAGGATATTCCTTATTAGCAGTTACATTTAAAAAATTTATTCCTTCATCGTTAAATTCGGAGATTAATAAGTTACCGTCGCATTTTGTTCTCAAATAAACCAATCCATAATCAGTTACTGTCTTATATTTTTCTATATATTCGGATGTCGGAATGTTCTCAGAATCTTTCCATAGAAGTCCCAATGGTTGAACATTGGTAGATCTGTCGTAATTATCTATTCCAAATAGAAATGTTTTGTTATGTTCAAACGGTTCACCTTGTGAAAATATTGTCCTATCATTTAAACAGTCATAGTTTTGTATAATATGGTATAAATAAGTGTGACCTTCGCGTCCAAAGTTAGGTAATTGTATTATTGTATCTAAAACACATAATTTATCAGTACCTTTATTATAAAGAGTTACAATATCATTATATGCCATTGTCCAGTCAATATTTTCATTGTGCCTCGCAATAACAAGTTCAACAATACTTTTATCAAATTTATCACCAACATAGTTTATCAAATATTGGTCTTTATGAATATGTTTAATAGACCATTTTGTATAATTATTCTTGGACGTATATAAGAAAACCTGATTATTTTTATTAGGTGAACCTAAATATTGAGTATAATTGTATCTATCAAATGCACTTTTAATATAAAAAATATCATCATTATCGGTATCTTGCTCTATGATCCACTGTTGTCTTACACCTCCAGTTGGAAAAAAATCTACAACATTATCCTTCTCTGCGCAGGATAAATAATATCCGGATGGAGCTAAAATACTTATTGGAGTATTTAATTCATAATTTGCAATGGAAAAAATAAAATCATTCTCAATATTAAAAGTCTTAAACATTACTATATTACTACAAATTATTGTGAAGGTTTTGCAAAGCCGCTAGGCGGTGCAAAACCTAGATCATCCTTAGATGTAGTGCTCGCAGACGATCTTCGATCGGTGAAATCGATGGATGATAAATATCTCTATTCCAAAACATAGTTGTATAATGTGGTTGATCACTATATAATGTAAGATCATCCCTATATGTTGGATATTCCTCCAATATATCAATTCCATTTAAATTAATATGTTGTTTCCCATTATTTGTCCAAGACAATTCATCATTAATTTGATTGTCTTTGTATAATAATTTATATTGTTCACTCAATAAATATGGACCGGTCCATATAGGTGTTGATCCATAATAGTTATCTTCAGTTTTTCTAGTTATTTCATTGACACATTCTATCATAAGTGGGTTTCTAGGATAAAATATTAATAAGCAGGTCTGGACACCAACCGGTTCCGAAACTAAATACTCTTTATCAGTTAATTGTTCAAATCTAAAATCATTTACACATTTATATTTAATATCGACATAAATGCCGCCCATAATATACAAATAACAAAAGCGAAATAAATCGCTCTTATAAGAATATGGTTTTAATTTCAAGAATGCATCGGCAATTTGTTTATCAAAATGAGTGTTAATAAATTCGTATGCAGTATGGTTATCATAAATATTACAACTAAAATTGGGATGGTCATTAACTAATTGGTTATAATTATTTTTCATATTTTCAGGAAAATTACTTAAATCGTGATAATAAGTTACAATGTGTAAAGGTATCATAATATATTTATAATATATATATTATAATGAATAAACCTGTTCTGTGGATTTTACTACGTAACACTCCGTAAAACCTTCAAACTAAATGTGAAGGTTTTACGGGCACCAAAGGTGCCGTAAAACCTAGATCATCCTTAGATGTAACCGATCTTCGATCGGTGAAATCGACGGATGATAGATAACTATTTATTTATCAAGTATTTATTTATCAAGTATTGATTTCCTATTATTTGACCTGATAGGTTATTTTTTGAAATAAATTCTCTGAATGCTTTTATTACTCCATAGTGACCATAACATCCAGTATACCACGTTTTTAAAACATCATTATTCTCATTTCTTTCATTATCATCTGTATCTACAGCATCATCACCAATAATAACACCACCGGTTTTAACTTTTGCATAATATAATTCTAAATCCTTGCAAACATAACTGTAACGATGGTTTCCATCTATATATAAAAAATCTATATTGTCAGGAATATCATTTACAGCATCTTCTGAAAATTTTCTAATAAAATTAACTCGATTACCGTATTGTGATTTTAATCTATGATATGTTTTATAATAAAGTTCATCACCTGTTTCATTATTAATTGCATCATCATAATTATCATAAGAAATATATGGATCTATGCAGTATAAAATAGAATTATTACTACAATTTAGTATATGATTTGCGAAGTCGCCTATATGGGTTCCAATTTCGACAAATGTTCCACATTCGTGCTTATTAACAATATTTTCCACTAAAGTATAGCGATCCATTATAAATACTTTATATTATTATTATTAGTTCCAGAGACGAAGCTCGTAAGAGCGAAGTTTTTGCAAAGCTAGGAACATACGGTGTAACGTTAGTGAAGCCGTATGAAGGTTTTGCAAAGCCGCCAGGCGGTGCAAAACCTAGATCATCCTTAGATAATCCTCGAAGAGGATTATCGGCGGATGATGATTAATAAGTTGAATTCAAGAGATATAAAACGTTTTTTAGTGGTAATACTAATGTTTGGATCAGGATTTTTTGGATCTAATAAAACCGACGATGATCCAGATTTTAAGGGCTCGGATTATGTAATCGTAACTGTCGTTTTATGGAACTTTTTATGTTTTAATTGGACACAAAAAACAATAAAGGCATTTCGTAGGGCAAAAGAAGGGGAAACATTGAATATATCTTCATTATAAAATTGAGTTAAAAATAATTTATGTTTTTATGGATAAATACATAAATGTGTGGAATTGTCGGAATTTCTGATGCGACAGGAAATAATATTAATGAAGAACTTGTCCGAGCTCTTACCTATCTACAACATAGAGGTCAGGACTCTGCAGGAATAGCAATTGTTGAAAATGATGGAAAAATAAACATCCATAAAGGAATGGGGCTAGTTTCCCAGGTGTTTAGTGAACAACCCCAGGTTCTCGATAACTCAAGCAGAGTCGGTATAGGACACGTAAGATATTCAACTCAAGGATCCATTAATAATGATGAAGCCCAACCGCTTTACACGAATAGTCCTTATGGAATTGCACTAGCACACAATGGTAATTTAACAAATACTGATTATCTTAAAGAGTATTTAATAGAAAAACAACGACATATTAATACAGATTCCGACAGTGAAATATTGTTGAATGTTCTCGCCGCAGAATTAACAGATAGTCCAACCGATATATTTGGAGCGATTTATCGAGTGATGAATTTGTTACAGGGTTCATATTCGGTTGTGGCGGTTATTAGTAATATTGGTTTAGTAGCATTTCGTGATCCAAATGCTATCCGACCTCTTTGTTTTGGAAGTGTAGGATCGGGAAGTGAAAAACGATATATGATAGCTTCTGAATCCGTAGCATTCATAGGTTCTCCTTATAAATTAGAAAGAGATCTATGTGCAGGTGAGTGTATTTTTATAAATAACGATCAACAAATGTTCTCACATATTGTGGGAAATAACCCAATACAAACCCCTTGTTTATTTGAATATATTTATTTTGCAAGACCAGATTCGGTCATAGACGGAATATCTGTATATAAAGCCAGAGAAAATATGGGGGTGTACCTAGCATTTACTATTTCTGAAGATAATTCGTCCAACGATCTCGAAATTGATGTGGTAATTCCGGTACCAGAAACCTCGAGAACCTATGCGATTAAATTAGCCGAAGTTCTCAATATTCCTTATCGAGAAGCATTTGTAAAAAACAGATATATTGCGAGAACCTTTATTATGTCAAATCAAAAAGAAAGAAATAATCGTAGTAAAATGGTGAAGATGAAATTAAGTACGATTGATAGTGAGTTCAAAGGAAAAAATGTTCTCATTGTGGATGATTCAATAGTACGTGGTACCACATCAAAAGAATTAGTAAAATTAGCTAAGGAAGCAGGAGCAAAACGAATATGGTTTGCGTCTGCTGCACCACCAATTTGTTTTGCAAACCGACTAGGTATTGATATTCCAACGGATGAAGAATTGATCGCCCACAATCGTAGTAATATTGAGATTGCTGAGCAACTAGGGTGTGATCGGGTATTTTATAATGATTTAGAAACAGTTTATCAGGGATTAAGAGAACTTGCATCAACGTCGATCGACGGTGAATCTTCGGTAGACGGATTTGAAATCTCTTGTTTTTCAGAATAAAAAACAAAAAAAGACTCCTACAGAAAATTCGAAGGAGTATGATCAACGACATCTGTAATATATTCAAAATTTGCAGGATATATATTAATCTTGTCTAATCCGTCCTTAAAAATAGATGAACGACATATTGGACAATCTTTATTTCTATGATGAAGATTTTCAATGTTAATCAAATTATTAATTGTTCCACGTTTATTACGAATATTGTACATTAATAGTATGCACGGATAACAAAAGGTATGACCACATTCAGTGATAATAGAAGGTATATTATTGTTCAATTCTGTAAGACATATAGGGCACGACAGTGAATCTTCGTTATTGTTCACTAGAGACATTTTAGTATAATAAACGCCATTGGTAAATAAAAATCTATTATAGTATTTTTGTAACCAACCTTTATAATATTCGCAATTAAATTTTTTGTCTAGTTTTTTACAGATTTTATATAATGTTACTTTATTAAGTGTTGCAAAGTCGTAAAGCTGTTTCGGATCAATATTTGTTTTATTTTGTAAAAATGAAAACATAGTTGATTTTTGTTTTGTATTTTTAGTAATTAAATTATTAACAATACTACATTCTTTCGCTAAATCGATTATTATATTTCCATTATTTATGTTAATTTTTTTCCATTTTTTATAATGTAAAGTGCAATTTTGTAATTTTTCGGGTAATTTTTCAATTTCTGTTTTCCAGTATTTACCAAATTTCATTGTATATATTTCATATCATTATTTTAAATTGTTTTCAGAATTATTTATCGAAGATCGTCTGAGCGCACCAAAGTTGAGAAGCTTCGTTTCTCTGACCAAAGTTATTTTTCTTCTTCTTTTTCTACTTCTTTCTCTTCCTCTTGTTTTTCGGAGTAATCGAGAACCTTAGCAACCCGTTTCTTTATATTACTCTGTTGAATATAATATTTAACAAAGTAAGGTATATTTGATACGTTATTCATCAAGGTATTATAAGTAAATCCACATATCATTGTATCGACTTTATTATCATACTGAATGCTGTACCACCAATAAGGGGGAATCGAGAGAACAAACCCTTCACCCACTTCAAAATCTAAAAATCGAACTTTGTCCATCTCGTGCTTGTATTTTTTATCGGGCGACCAGACATTGATAGGAGAACGGAATTCGTAGGTTTCAAAGTCGCGAATCTGGTATAAATATTTGGTGCTTTTCCAAGGTGTCATTTTTATCCGAATCTTCCCACTATTTACAGATAAGTAATTACGATAATTGGTGTGATAACGCAAAGGTAAAACCGCGCCTCGAGAACCTAGCATAATATCATATTTAGATTGTATTGTAAAAGGAGGTTTTAAGTAATCATCATTAGATATCATTATTTGTGTCAAACTGGATTCTTCAATAAAATCTTCATTATTTTCAGAAAAGTATGCGGCTTTAGAGTCGGTTTTCATCAAATTAGATCCACTCGAATAAGGGAGAATGATGTAGTCGACCGAAGTATCGGGATTGTTAGGCTCCCAATAGTCAGCGGATTCTTTGACTTTAATATCAAAACCTGCAAATTCGTCAGCGAGTAAATCGTCATAGGTAAGATTTTCGTAAAATGTAGGAACAACAGGTTTAAATTCGAACAAAATAGGTTGTTTAACATCGCAAACTTCTTGGAGGTGTTTATTCGAAGAATAATCCAATTCGTATATTTCTAAATCTTCACTACGTTTGTATTGATGGACAATATGGATGTAAAAAAACAGTATTAATAAGAATAGTAATAAGTGAAAATAGAAATTCATATATATAAAGTGTTTTACACCTTTTCTCATTTAAAACGCCGATTTAATTCTAAATCAATTTTTCAAATAATATATAAGTGTAAAGTCAATAGTAGGAATTTCACCTACGATGGTCTTACTTTTTCCACTTCCTTTTTACTTGAAGTGGTGAAAGACGAAATTTGAAATACCGGTGGCCTAAATTGTTTCTCCACCCAGCATCTCGTTATGTGCCGTATATTCACAGCGGAATTCACATCTCGGGTTCTAAATACGGTATGTTTGTTTTCGCAACTCACGCAATTAGAACACATCAAAAGACGGAATACTTCTTTGTTTTCTTTGTTCTTGTAATAAGACAGATTGTTATGGCACCCACAACATTTCTTACTGGTATTACATTCGTTGATGGTAATGGTATCATATTTTTTATGAATTAGTTTTCTCAATCCTTTGTTCATGGTGGGCATAAAATGTTTCATTTGGGTGCTTCGTGACCAATTTCCGTAGCCAATTAGTAAATTTTCCCCAAAAGTTTCACGGATTTTGTTCAGAAAAGTATCTATGGATTTCTTACCATAACTATAAGCCCGGAATTTCATTTTACGCCATACTTCCCGCTTGTAAAATTCAGTGGTTTCTTGATTGAGTTTAGTTTTCTCTACCAAATAAATTTTGTAATTATCTATGCGGACTGATTTACTGTTTTGTAACGACAAATTGGTTTCTTTTTCAGTGATTCCATGTTTCTTTTTTTCAGCCAATAAAATGCGTTGGTTACATTTTTGTTTGCTTTCTCGTTTGCGTTGTGGGGCAGTATATTGTAACTTTTTGCCAGTTTCATCTA